TCGGACACACGCTCACGGCTGTCCTTAGTACCAGGGGTACCCCAGAACTTGTAGCGGTCTAACTGAACCGTTTGACCAGGCTGACGAGTGAAGTCATGAACGACCACAGGCTCGACTGCCATTTCTGCGATGTACGCAGGATGGGGACGGTAAAGTTCCGCACCCAAGATTTTTGGAAAGTCATTATCAATAAACACTTTGTTTCATCCTCCGTGTGATCGTCTAGGAAGTGTTTGTTATCGGGTAAAAGATTCAGACATTTCCATGTCTTATCTATTAGAAATTTTAGCAGTGAGTAACTTATTGGTTACATATACTGCAAAGTAGGTGTGGCAGTACGTGCCATCAAGGTATTGCTAGATCCATAGCGTTCTGGATCTTCACCTTGGACTACATTCATAACACCACCACCAATCGCGCCACCAAGTCCACCTGCACCAAGAACACCAATCCCAGTGCCAAGTGCAAACTCAGCCTTGGGACTAGTAGAACCAGCCTTAACAAGTCTGTTCATGTAGCCTGGCCCAAGAGTTGCCCCTACTCCTGCACCTAAAGCACCGGCGCCTAACGCTTCCGCAATTAGACGACCGGGACTTTTTTCTTGTGCTTGACCGGTAACAACGTTTCCAAGAGTGGCAAGACCAGCGGCGGCGGCACCTGCACCAAGAGTCGACAATGCTGGGTTCATTGCTAGTGCCTCTGGATCAAAAGGTGGGAAAGGTGGAGGTGATCCACCTCCTGCAGGACCACGAGGTGGGGGAGGTGGGGGAGGTGGGGGTGATCCACCTGCTGCAGTGCGATTTGGAGGATTGTTTGGAGTATCCACGTCTGCGCGAACACGCCTTTTACCCCTTGCGAGTAATGGATCAAACTTACCGGCCAGTTTCATTACCTCACTCCATCACAAACAATTTGTTTGCGACGACTTGAGGTTGGGCTTGATTCAGTAAACGCCAGGCGTTTGCAGGATCCATATCCATCTGTTGTTTGAAGTTGCCCCAGAAGTTTTCAGGACGTTGGGGAGCAGTTGCAGAAGGAGGTGCTGGCATGTACGCATTCATCGCATCAACAGGTGCGGTGCGATAACCAGGGGTCTCGAGTTCTGCCTCATTTTCGTACACAGGGCACGGACCTTCAGGACCAAAGAACTGCAGGGTGTAATCGCTGAGAACATCGGGGTTCGTCAGGATTTCGTTATAAGCAAGGTTCTCTTGGTGCTCGTTAACTGCAAAACTGGCATAACCAGTTAACAGACCTTGTGCTTGTTGACCCCATGCAACAGCACTATCCAACATACCCTCAAGATTAAGAGCGTATTGGTTGAGGATTGCTGGTGCTTCCCAGCCGTAGTTATTTACTACGAACCGGCTTTCGTTGCTTAGATTTAGGCTGTCCGCCACCATCTGACTCAGCGACTGGCCGTTGATTTCCTCGGAGGCTGTCGAAGAAGTTTGGGAATAATTGGGCGAGTATGTCTGGTTGGCTTGCGAGGTCTGCGGAACCGATTGATACGTACCCTGGCCGTTGACCTGTCCGTAATTGGCCGGACTGTAGGTCGTCGGTGCTGACGGTTGACCCTGGAACGGGGATTGAACTGGGCTGCTCAGAAGGCCCACCACCTTGTTGAACGCCGATTCCCATGGATTGCCCGTCGTCTCCGATGGGGATTGGGGGGCGTACTGAGACGGGTTTGATTGGTAATTGGGGGCCGCCTGTGGTACCGCTTGGGGGTAGCTCGTACCCACCTGATACTGGGCCGGTTGTCCCACTGGAGCTGCTGGTGCTGCTTGGTAGCTCGGCACCACGTAGCTGCTTGGAGCCACCGCTGCCGGAACTTGGCTCGTCTGTGGGATCGATTGGACGGTAGCGTCCTGCATAACTCATCTCCTTTTGTAAAGCTTCTAAAGTTCGATACAGATATGGCGTTAAATCCAATCTTGGATCCGCAGCCATCGGAAGATCCGGTGCTTGCGGGTGAGGAGTCTGCATCATGCCCCCCACTAGTTTAGAAAATGCAGCGTATGCACCCTGCAATTCGTTCACCATCCTGAACGGAAAGCCGGATAGCATTTCCGCTCTTTCCTCATCTGTTTTAGATGGGAAAAGATATTTCAGTGCTTCAATGCTATCAACCCCTAACTCTTGAAGGTTTCTTACAACAATTGAGTTGTTAAGAATATCTTGCGTCGAGTCCTCGTAAACAGGGCCTAGCCAGCGCCACAGAACTGTTACATCGCCATCTGGAATTAACCCCACCACATTAGGCGGAATCATCTGTGTTTCGATGCACGCCATCATGATTTGCTTGAGCTTTTGCTCATACATCTGCATGGATTCCTTGTACAACGCCTGTTGTTCTTCAGGTGCACCAGGTTCCAAAGGAATTGGCTTCTCAAGTTTTGCTGCTTGTGCCAGGGTTGATTTGAAGAGTTGTTCTTCTTGATAAATAATTAATTCAAAGCACCGACAAATGCCATGTTCATAAATAGAATTTGCTTTCTTCTTCGTTGTTGCAGCAACACGTCCAAAGAGTGATTTGTATTCAGTAGCAGTAACACCTGCGGAAATAGAAAGCTCGTCAACGCCACCAAGAGCGGTACGAATCTCTTCTCGATATTGACGACCAAATGCATTTTGGTCTCCAGTGATTGCATCTGGAACAATGTAACCAACTCGATCGTTTGGTTCCAGGTTCGCAATGACGCGTGGCACTCTGATCTGTGCTTCCATACCACGACTGACGGGATCAGCCTTGAACATGGACGCACTCATGGGGGATTGGCTAGCAAACCCTGAGTTAGCAGCAATCGAAGGACGCTGGATCGCCATGTCACCACCGGACTCCATAAGGTCGGTTTTGGGACGCGATGACAACAGCGTTGGGTTGCCAAAGAAAGTGATGTTCTTACGCATCGTACGCATCAATTCATCGTGCGTACAAATGGCATTGGCTAGTGCGTCAAAGTCACCATGACCTTCTGCAGAGAAACCTTGTGGATTATTGGTGATTTCAACACATGGAATGAAGTTGAGTGTATTTGGAAACTTCTTGGTATCACCCGTCAAAGTGTACGTGGGCATATCAAAGTTCAGTTCAGATTCAGAATGAGTCTCTTCAATTGAATCTGATTTGATTGATAAACGAATGTATCTCTTTGCTCCAGGGCTATAAGCGTTGTTGACACCGGGAGTATTGGTAAGACTCTTCATCTGGATGTCACCAAAGCCATTCATGGCTTTGCGCACCTTATAGCTGTAGATAATTACAACTTCATCCAGTTCGCCATCAACGTTGTAATAGGAACGATATTCGTGTTTGCGGAAATAATACAGACGATAGTTGTTTTTAGTAGGACGGATGTAAAAAAGTCCTTGGCCATCACAGATGAAATACTCCCAAATGGAATCAAGTCTCGTATCAAGCTTGTTGTATTTGCAAACACGATCAAGGAAGTCTTTACGTTGTGAACCGAAGTTATCTTGGGATGGGAAGAATTCAACTCCTTGGCGAATACCAAAGAGTTTCATCTGTGCAATATGGGACGCAACAATGCCTGTGTCTACAACAACGCCACTATCTCGATCAAGATAAGCGTTGACAATTTCTTGAAGTCTGGCTTTAGCGTCCGCCATTATTTGCTTTGGTTATTGAGTAATACTAGCAGGTTTTAGGAAACCGTCTTTGTGTAGCCAGGGGGAAGTCCCCGATAAAATGTTGCGTTGGCTGCATTAGCACCATTGGGAAGATTGCTCATCGCCGCACCATTCCCTGGAGCGCTTGAGTCATAGCGCCCACCCATCTGCGCCATAGCGCCGTAAAGATTGCTGGAACCAAACGGACTACCTGCCATCGGAAGCTGAGGGAATCCTGGGGCTCCTGGCATGGGCTGCGGCTGCCCTGGGCCATAGACGTCGTCAATATTCTTGCGATCTTCGCCAGGGAGTAGAGGCTTGTCTTTATTTCTTCCACCTGGAAGTTGGAAACGAGGACCAAAAGGACTTGCGGCAACTGTTCCTAAATTGCCACCTACTGGAATGCCGCCTGTAATACTCATTTATCTAGCTATCAATCCGTTCATTCTACTCTTCTATAACTTCGTAGCCGGCGGCATCATTAACTTTGGTAATGATAATGCCGGTGCCACGTACATCCCAATTAAGGACGTCGCCTTCTTGCCAGCCAAGCTCTTCGACTACTTCGTCGGGAAACGTGATGTACTGATCTCCGTTCTCATCCTCTTGAACTTCGAGAATGTAACTCATTTTGATTCGAGCAATTTCTCCATTAGCTTATCAAGCTTATTGTTGATTTGATTGAAATTATCATGCATTTGCTGGATTTCTCTTAGGAAGTCTACCTTAAGAACGTACTCTAAAGGCATGCGTTTTAAGTCGTCTTCCAAAACATCAATCCTTCGTTTCTGCGAGCCGATGTAATTAAAAGCTTGTTGGATCTGGTCGTTTTGTCTTCCAAGGATTTTACCTGCAACCCAACTGCCACCGGTAATAGCGGATACAACGGCCGTTAAACCGATAGCAATGTATTCAGGCCCCACGACCAAATTTCGCTTTTTTCTAATTCTAAGGTTTAGTAATCAACGTGGAGTTTGCCTTTGCGCATCAATCCATTAATCATCCAAACCAAAGCATCAACACAGTCATCGTGACTACTGACACCAAAGTTTGTAAGCTCTTCAAACATCGCAGTGAAGTTGCGGTAACGATTGAAGATTAATTTGCGATCCTCAAACAGGCCCATGCACCCACGGAAGCGTGCCAACTTATCTGCTCGGAATCCTTTGACAGGATGCCAATTCAAATTGTAAAGACTTTCATTGGTTAGACATACACGTTTAAAGTCGGCCTCCAGGGAGGCCTGGTACTGCACAGCTTCTGAATAAATGTCGCACGTTGAATACGTTGGGTAGTAATTGCCATTCTCATCTTGTCCAAGAATATTCCAGTCGTTGAGTAGTTCTTTAAGTGCGTCAAGTTTCTCTAAGTTTCCCATCACACGTAATCGACGATAGTCGATGACATGAATGCGGTCTCCAATACGACCACCCAATACCATGACAGTGTAGTCATTCTTCTCTTTGGTGCCCGCAGATAAGTCAACACCTACAGCAAGACAATCAAATTCAGTTGCAATCTCCGCCTTAACAATCAGCTCTGGTGCCAGGGACAATTCATTTTGCCTGACAACTTGATTCATGTACTGGAAAGAAAACGCAATTGGTGCTTGTCGTTTCTTCTCTTTTAGGTAATCAAGTGACCACATGTCTGGCCAATACGATACTTCTTCTCCCGTCTTGGGATCAGTAAGAATGGCAGATAACACAATCTGGAGCCAATTATTTTGCGTGTTAAATGTCGTTGCATGAATGTCATCATGTCGGAAGCGAGTACCAAGGCAGATAGCCCTGGCTCCTTCAAACATGGTGGGTGCAATCACAGCATTCCAGTTGTCCTGCATTTGTTTACGAATGTCAGGGTTGGAGATGTCTGCGGCTGATTTGATAGCGTCATCAATGATCACCAGGTGTGAACGCTTGGAGGTCACCGAGCCTTTGAGACCTGCAGCACAGAGTGTAAATTGTTCCTCACCCGTG